TGTCAGTCTAACGTACTATCTTAAGACTAAACATTTTATGCACATTAAAGATCCTCATCATATTAGAACTTTGGTGCAGGATGCGCGGGCCTGGATGATCAAAAACGAGTTCAAGATGGAGTCTTTTGTTGAGTATTGTATACTCACGAGCGCCGTAGCTGCGGCCTTCTTTGTAGATCAAGAAGAATTAGCATTTAGATCGCGCATGAAGAACAGGCGCGAATGGCAAGCTTTGTTTAAACACAACAATGCTTGCAACGGCGACTTGGGATATCGGTTTGGTGGTGTTGAGGCGAGGTTTAAAACCCTCAGACATTTGGGTAAAACCAATGTTCACCTCCCACTGAGCCAATTGTCGCCCTAATACGCCCCTCAATACTGCCTTGTCTATGCTCAGGAAGAATTCCGATTACGGTTCAGACTAATATGTACAAGGTTCATGCCAGGATTGAGGGCTGCGAAACAAAGACTTATATGAAGTGCGTACATCTGCCTTATATAGGTCTTCCGTTGGAAGATCAGTTTTACTGGAATAATTGTCAGTGTAATGAGTATGATGGTTTAACACGTAGACACTTGCTTGGATACGTGGCTGGGTACCAACCTGGTAACCAAGAGTTAGAGACTCTTGAGAAACACCTAATACAAATGGCATCCGTTGTTCCAGCATTTAGCCGCGTTGACCATAAGACGCTGCTTGAGAATACTAGATCTACCATTAAAAGTCGGTACAAGAGAGCATATTACATGTGGAGGACGCAAGTTGTTAACTTAGACTATAGACAATCTGAGGTCAAAGCATTTGTTAAATACGAGAAAATCCCGATTGGTAAGTATTACGGTGGCAAGCCGCCCCGTATGATTCAATTTCGTGATTTCACTTATTTATATTGCTTGAAGAGGGAACTCTTGCCTTTTTCACAGCTGGTGAAGACGCAAAGCATCCAATGGTTTACCCAAGAACTTAAAACCATCTTCACCAAAGTCCATGACAATTACGGGATAGCCAAGGTCCTGTATGACTCGTGGAGGGGGTTTACATCCCCAGTAGCTGTTTGTTTGGATCACTCCAAATTCGATGGTCATTACTGTCAACAGTTGCTGTCACTGGAGACAAAATTTTGGACCACATTGAATAACTCTCGTATGTTGCGGTGGTTGCTGTCAGAACAATTCGTCAATAGAGGGCGAACGCCGCACGGAGTTAAGTATAAATGTAAGGGTGGACGCATGTCGGGGGAGTACACCACTTCCGACGGAAATAGCATCATGAATTACGCTATGTTGTACACGTGGGTTAAACAATCTGGCCTAGCGGATGACAAGTTTAGGATTCATGTCAACGGTGATGATTCTGTAATTATAATGGAGTATGAGGATCATGTTAAGCTCCCGAGTTTGGATTACTTCAGGAATTTTAATATGGAAACTGAGTGTGACCGTATAGTTACAGACTTCCGTAACATTAGCTATTGTCAGGCGAGCCCGATTCGAGTGGTTAAAGAAGGAGAATTGTGTTGGTATATGGTGAAGGAGCCCGTGCGCACTATATCGCGCATGTGTTATGCCGATTCCAAGTTTGAGCCCGCGTTACATAGGTATGTGTGCGGGGTCGGTTTGTGTGAGTTGGCGGTTAATAGTGGCATCCCCATAACCCAAGCTCTCGCCCTGTGGCTGATCTCGGAAGGATCTAGGCCGCTAGGGTGTGTTGATAAGTACCCGGCCCTTAACAGCGGAAACGACGTTGAGTATAAGGATATACACCCCATAACCCGTACTGATTACGAGGTTGCATTTGGTATAGACCATTATCACCAACAGCATTTAGAGCGTTTGTTTGCCGGGGCTATAAGATCAACCCAAGATCTGAGCGATAAATTGACACGATACAAACTCTTTCACAAGAACTAATTGTCCCAGTTAGATTGTAACAGCCAATAATCTCATTTGCAGTTGATCAACAAATAGTGAAACCTACCTCAGTATGAACCCGGTTAAGTCTACTACTCAACCTAAGACCAAGAAGAATCGAAGGCCGAGAGCGGAAAAACCCATCAACAACCCGGTAGTTTCAGCACGAACAAACCAGCCAGTTGCCAGAACTCATGTCAGACCTAACATGGCCCCGAAGATTCGCCAGGTGCGTGAAGGTTGTGTCATCACTCATAGGGAGTATGTTTACGACGTTACACGCAATGTTAATGTATTCGCTACTGATACTTTTAGCATTAACCCTGGTCTGGCAAGTACTTTCCCGTGGCTCTCACAGATCGCTGGTCGCTTTGAGTCTTATACTTTTGAGCGCCTTGATTTTATATACGAAACCACTGTTAGTACTGCGACTGCTGGTTCCATCATGATGGCAGTGGATTTTGATGCTAGCGACGCCTCACCAGCCACCAAAGTGCAGCTTATGTCTTATGCTGGGGCTACTAGAGCAGCCCCTTGGCAAGCCGTACGATTGGTCACGTCTGCTATTGACCGTAAGAAGATGGTTACAGAGCGATACACTCGCACTGGAGCCTTGCAGGTTGGTGCAGATATTAAGACATATGACGTTGGAAACTTCTTCCTGTCGACCATCGGCATTGCAGCGCCCAACGCTACGCTAGGTGAGCTTTACGTAGAGTATACTGTGCGGTTACGAACCCCACAAATTCCAACTGGAGGTCAGTTGTCACTAAACACTAGAACCGTGCAAACGGGTACCGCCACAGTTAGCGCTGGTACGATAATTCAGCATGTCGCCGAAGTTATTGGCGACGCAGCTGAACCTCTAGCAATTGCGACCCCGACATTCTCTGGTTCTCGCACACCACAACTAGCACTTAATCCGAAGATCGGACGCGCTTTGTTTTCGTATGTCTTTAATCCAACCACGGCATACAATAGTTCGTATAGCACCATATTTGGCAATGCACAGCGCGCGATCACACAAGGCCAAGAGGTACTCAAGACATTCTCACAACCAGACGAACTAGGAAGCAGCGTGCTCCGAACATTGGGGCGCATGCCAGGCTTCAATGTCGCCGGACAAACCGGTAAGACCAACATCATGGGTGAGAACCTTGTTCTGAATGTGCTCGATCAAGTCCTTCAGCCACAACGGGGACCAAGTGGTTTGGTAATATCAACAACCGCGAGTGGGCCGTCAATACCTATGCCCATTCGTAACACCACATTTAACGGAACCCTTACATACTATATCGTGCCACTCGATAACGACATCTTTCCTATCGAAACAAACGCATGTCCTTTGGTGCAGGACGCGCCCGGGCCTATCGAGGTGAACTGGCCGAACGTTTATGGTTCAGTAATACCCGCGAAAAGGATGGACGGTGTTAATACAATCACGTGGGGATCACGTACTGTATTACAAGCTCCGCCAGAGCCCAAGAAGTAGTCTGGATACGTACCACGTCATAACGTAAACAACCCATAGTGC